GGAGATACGCTTTAACAATGTATCTAGAAGCTTCGACAATTTCCAGCTCTGTTGCAATGCGAAAATCTGGATAGTCCTTAATAAACTTTTCAAGTCTCACCTCGACTGTCTCGTAATCGGCTAAATTAAACATAAAGTTCGTTTTCCTCTGTGGCTAGCTGCCCTGCGAGTGCGCCATAAGAGCAGAGATCGACCCAGTTGTCGATGTGTTGTGCTGATTGATTAGTCCGTGCAAGTTTAACCAAGACCATGATCCCTGCCACCTGATAGTCGTGTATCGGTGTTTGTAAGTATGCTGAGAGCAGCATTGCGGTGTGTTGCAGGTTATCCGCAGGGTGACCATATGAGAGCCCACGATCACGGATCGTGTCGGTGGCTGTGAGTAAGATTTCATTGGCTCTCATTCCTGCCCCTTGATGCTGCGCCCACGATGGTATCCATCTCGCACACCCTTTTTATACGCTGTTTTCTGCACATCTATGATGACTATAATAAAACCTATAATCATGCCAATAATGCAGATAAGAAGTAGCTTGTCCGTATTTGCCATTTCCGTACCTAACTGCCCCAATGCCCTTGATTGGTGACAAACTTAGTGTGACAGATATGTCAGACGAATCAAGCACATCTAGGTAACGAAATGATAACGATTATCGGGCTCGTCCGTACGACTTTCCGGACACGATGAATGTCCCGTCCTTCTCGATGTTAATGAGATCGACTTGCACCTTATTGCCATGCACATACATGATGGCAAATGCCTGTTGCCAGTTAGCAACACCTTTCGTGTATGCCGCTTGCTTAAAGTCCATGAGATTGCCTACCTCTACACCATGTAGGACACGCCCTATACGCCCTCCAGAAGCCTCTGAGAAGGCTGAACGCCCTGCTCTGTGGGTATGACCTGAGATGACATTCTTTCCATGCCTACGAGCCGCTTCTAGGGCTGATAAGCCCCCCTGTGGCTTTATGGGTGTGTGGTCTCCATGTACTGCTATCCAGTTAGGTGCAATAGGCATTGGGTTCTTATGGAAGGTTATACCTAGTTCATCGAAGCGCATAAACTTTTCAAAGCGCAGCTCTGGCAATGCCCCGAACGCTGGCACTTTAGCCATGATGATGTTATACAGGCGATCTGTGTGATTGCTGCGGATGCAATCGGTTACGCCTAACTCCCAGAGTAAGTCCACAGCTTGATTGCGGTCATCATCGAGCGTTTGAGCATAACTGCCCATGCGCCCTTCTTCCCACTTGCTTATCTGTGGTAGGTCAATCTCATCACCGATAGTGACTACTTGATCAGGCTTAAACTTCTTGATAAAAGATGCAAGGTTGCGTGTGGCTACGCGGTCATGGTACGGGACTTGAAGGTCGCTGACTATAACGATTCGCTTAATCGTCATCCTCATCTTCATAATCGCCAAACTTCTCTGGCGGTACGCCATCTGGCAGAATCCAATGAGGATAAGCCTGTGGCTCTGTGATCATGAACATGGCAACATCTTCTGCAAAGCCTGCACGCTTAAGAGAACAGAAGTATTCATAAAGTCCAATGCAGTAAGCATCGAGTTTTGAATAGCCTTGTTCCTCTAATGCCTTAGTTGCTTTTCTTGCCATGAGATAATTGTTACCTCTCTAAGATACGAATGATTGTATCGACACGCCCTCTAAGCTCTGAAATTTCATCACGCATAGATGAGCCGCTATTTGGCTTTAGCTCGTTTAGGTAATGCTTTACTAGCCACCTGACGGAGCCAATAAAAGAACCAATAACTGTCGTAACAGCAACAGCAAGTGCTGCTGTGTCTTGCGCGCTCATTACTTTTTAGGCGTGGCATACCCAAATACGCCTGATAGGACTGCCCACAATACTGCGCGGTAGTCAAGTTCAAAGTTAGATGATGCCCATGCAGCTAAGAATGCGCCAGCAGCAAGGTAAATAGGGTTCTTCATGTTCTTCATTATTCTCCGCCTAACATAGGTATTTGATAAAATTGCCCCAGTAAGTCAGCTTCTTTCTTAAACGAAAAGTGAGCGTGCTTGTTGTGTTTGTTCGCGCCTTTATATGTGCGCCACTTCCACCGAAGGATGGGTGAGCAGATGCGCCCATCAAAGATGATGTAACTGATTCGCTGCTCTGACTTAGACTTGCAAGCGAGACGAACCTGATCGACAAGGTCTGGCATAAGGTCGGGCTTGCCGCCTTTGTGTAAGTCGCGGTCAATGTCAATGGCGCGTACCCAGCCTTGAGCATCTGGAGAATGATCAGACTTCCTAGCAGCGTGTCTGGAATCACCGATCCAGCCATCCGATAACCTATCGCGATCTGGGTAGGCATCATCGAATTGCTCGCGTAGCTGTGCAGCTGACTTACTTAGCCTTGGCTTCATCGATCACAATCGGTGTGGATTGTTCCGCTTGTTGCGCATCATAGGTTGATTTCAGCATTGAAGTGTATTCTCCGTTGCCTCGGTCAATGATGGCGTGTGTATCAGTTCCGCTTATTCCTTCGACTTCAATAAAGGTTACATTACTTGTCATAGTTCAGCACTCACTCCTATGTATCCAGCCGTATTGTTATTGTTCATTAAGGTAAACATACTTCCAGTAACTCCACCGCTTGCAATTGTTAAAGAAGCCGTAAAAGTGTTTAGTCCTTGTGTGGTTCCTTCTAAAGTACAATTAGTGACCGCAACAATCGGTTGTCCACCATATTGTTGAACGGCAAGATTGCTAAAATCAATAGATGATGGATTGGTTCTTAAAGTGACAGGTAAGTTTATGACTCCAAGTAAGCCTGTGCCTGAACTTGCAACCGCATAACCATATCGAGTGTAGGCTTGACCGCCTGTAAATCGTGTGTAATATCGTTGCGCCGCGGAAAGTTCTCCTTGGATTGTTCCGCCTGAACCATTACTACGCTTGAAGGTAGTTGGTACAGAACCGAGTTCTAATTGAACACCTGTTATTTCAAAGTAATCATTAGCACCCGCAGTACCTACTGGCGCATAAAGAAACATTAAAGCCAACTCGGTAGCAGTTGCACCGACTGTTGCAGTAAAACTGAAACGCTGCCAAGTTGTTGTTAATGTCTTTGTTGCTGAAGCAATGTTGGCTTCACCAGTAAATCCAACAGGAAATGAACGCCGTTGGTCTGTACCTGTACCAGTAAAGAAGTTGTAACTTAACGCTGAACTTGCTGCTGAATAGTTTGCACCTGCTCTGGCATAAAATGAAACCACTACGGCTTGACCAGCAAATCTAATAGAATCTGCGGTTTCTAAAGTGTAAATCAGTCCTTGATTACCAGTAGAAGTTGATGCAGCAGTTCGTTGAACTCTTGCGCAGTATTGAATAGTTGGTAAATTGGTTGTGTCGCTTGTTGTTTGGCGAGATACTGTTGAAACAGTTTGCTCATCTTTCGCCCAGCGGTCTGCGGTGTAAGCATTGGCAGCGGTAAAAGATGTTCCGCGTTGCCAAATGTCAAAGCCACCATTGATAATCGCGTTGCCGTTATAGGCTGATTGGTATCTAATTCCAACCGAAGCGGAACTATCTGCTACGAGCGTTTCGCCGTTCGCGCCTACTGCTAGGCGTGCAGGTGTGTCGTTTGCACTAGCTGCGATGAGATCGCCCTTAGCATCGACAAGTGACTTAGGTGTCATTGTTGCCATTGTTGTATCAATAGCGTTGCCAAGCGTGCGAATGGCTAACGCACCATTTTTAACAAGGTCAGTATTGTCTGGCTCTGGCCAGCTATAAATCGGTGAGGTTGCCATTTAGTTTAATGCTCCTGTCGCGTTATTCCATATAAGTGTACCATTTGTGGTTGCCCATGTGATTGTGCTAGGCGTGACTCTATCCCATTGTGTCGTGGATAATGAGAATTCTGTTGCTGAGATATAGAGAGTGATTTCAGTAAAACTAGGTGTTGCCCTAAGTGCCACATTCTCCACAAAGCCATCGAAAGTGCCACCAAGCAAGTTACTTGGCAAGTTGCTAATGAGCATAGGCTGACCGAAATAAACCCCAATCAAAGCATCTAGCATTGCGCTAGGCATATCTGGGTTATCTAGGCGAAAGGTAATTGCACCAAGTGAGGCTTTAGGTACGCTTCGCAGATTAAGCTCTCTAGTGGCAATATCCGTGATGTCTGCAAGGTTCTTAATGTTAGAGTCGAATGAACGCTCAAACAGCCCGTAAGAGGCTATGGAGTCCGCGCTAGAGGTAGTGTAGGTGCTGCCGTATCCTGTGGCGTAGCGGTAAATAAGGCTGTTACGGATGCGAGCAGTTTGAGTTGTTGAGCTGATAGAGGTAGGTGTTGCATATGCCCCGTCAAGGAAAGTGTAGCCATTTGCTGCAAGGTCGTTAGATCGGTGATCGGCATCGTCATATGAGACATTCCCATCTTTTTCTTCATGGATCTGACCGAGTGCACTATTGGCAATTTGGTCTGCAAGGGTCTGAGACTTAGCAGAAGCATTAGCAGCTAGAGCAATCATCGTGTAGAAGCCTGTGTCAATCGTGCCAATGTAGGACTCGGCATCATCCCATGTTGTAGTTGCTGGGTATGTTGCCCATGTAACAGTAGGTGTGACTTCATTCCAGTTAAGGTTAAGAGCTGCCCCAAGAATGGCTGAAATCTGTGCGCCATCTAAACCTTCTGAAAGTGCCGTGTTATAAACAGCCTTGACCAGTTTAGCAAGTGAGCCAATGCCTAAGATTGTGCCTGTGGTGATGTAACCGCTTTCCTCTGGGCTACGAACACCAATGTTAAAGTCTGAGACCTCGCCACCAAATACAGTCACATAAGTGCCACTAGAGTTTTTAAGCTCTAAAGTTATTGGCTCTGTGACATTGATGGTAAATGGTGCATTGTTAGTATTGATGATCTCTACTCGGCAGTAACCTGCTGTGCATTGTCTGTCAATGTCTAAGCGACCAGATGCAAAAGAAACAGAGGTGACAGTCGTATAGACATCATCACCTACTCTTACTCGCCATTCTGGAAGCCATGTCATGCGATTGTATAGCCTCTCAATGTGCCGCGTGTAGCTGCATCTGTAAGGACTTGATCGATTGCTTCCGCAATAGCGTTAGGGTCTCCGATGCCTGTGTTTACAGTAATGTTCACACCTGCTGGCACTTGCCGCCCTGTGCCATTAGAGCCTAAGCCAACGCCTGATCCACCAAAGTCTGTGACAGTTGAAGGTATTGATGCACCTACAAAAGGCTCATAACCGCCTAGAGTTGCCTTTTGTGATGGTGTTAGCGACTCAAACGCACTTGCAGCAGTTCCCTTAAAATTAGCCAAGATTGATTGAGTTGCAGAAGCCGTTGTGGTTGGAGTAGAAACCTTGGCTTGCATGCTCAATAATTGTTGTAACAAAGCAATAGCAGCAGTTAGGTTGCTAAGGTTAATAAGATCTTTAGGTTGTAGGCTGTCAAGCACAGACTTGATGTCTTGCAACTTTACATTCTGCATACCCAATGCGCCAAGGACTTTAAGGTCAGCATTGAGTTTATTAGTCGCAGCGATAATAGCCGCTTCATCCTTAGAAGCGATTGCATCTTCCAAAGCAAGAATAGACTTCTTGACATTTAGGCGTGCAACATCGTTGGCAATCTGTAAGACCTGTGCGCTAGATGTTGCCTTGCCTAATTGCTCTGCCTGATTAGTTAGAGCTGCTGCAATCTGGATCTTGTCCATGTCAAAGATGTCGCTGCCTTTATTAAGGGCAAGGTTAGCCTTGTCGATGGCTGTTTGTAATCTCTTATCTTTGAGTATCTTGGCTTGGTTGGCAGCCTGCTCTTTAGTGAGTTTTGTTATTGCCTTTTGAGCTTTAAGAGAAGCGTTGTCTGCCTTTTGAGTATCCTGTGAAGATACTGAAAGCGAAATATTACCCATGCCCTTGAAGGCATTTGGATCAAAGTTATTAAAGAAGAAGTTCTTTGGATCAAAGAGTGATTTAGTAATGGCAATGAACTTGCCTGTCTCGCGAGCAAGTCCAGCGATTCCGTTGGCAATACGATCAATGCCATTGACTAGTGGGTCAATAGTGCTAGAACCAGATGCAGTCTTAATTGCATCGACTAGACCTTCACCGATAGTTTCCTTGGCATTGTTTCCAGCAACAGTCAATTTAGCAAGTGAACCTGCATAGGTGTCTGCTGCCGCTGCTGCCTGACCTGCAAAGAGAGTTGCTAAGCGTGCTTGGATTTCCTCGAATGAAGAAGATGTCAGTTCAGCCTTTGTAAGTCCTACACCCAAGCGACCTAGTGCCTGAGTTTGTCCAAGGTACGCCTTCTGTAAGCTCTGTGATACTTGGGTAAGGCTTCTGCCTGTACCTGCGCTAATGTCAAGTGCTAAGCCTAATAATTCCTGAGATTTGGTGACTGATAATGTGGCGCGAAGGAAGCGATCCATTGCAGGGCGCAGCTCGTCATCAAGCACACCTGTTTGCATTTCGAGTCGAGAGATAAAGCCATTAACTGTGCCTACATTTGCACCATAGGCAAGACCTAGATTTTTAAGGGTTGTGCCTAATGCCTTGGCTGCCTTGTCATCTTCTGCAAAAGCCTTAACAGATGCCTTGCCGTAGGAAAGAATTTTCTGTGCGCTGTACACAGCAAGCAAACCTTTAGCCAGACCTTTGACATTCTTGGTGAGTTTGTCTGTGGCTGTTTCAGCTTCTTTGAAGGCTTTTTTACCCGTGAACTCGGTAGCAATATCAATGACTACATTTGCCATGATTAGCCTCTCACACTTGCTCGTTGGTTAAGTTTTGCTGCCGATGCTGAAATGGCTTTAAGAACGCCGTTTCTGGCTTTACCATTGTTTTCATCATAAGCACGATAAAGCAAGCGACCCTGCATACGATCTTTCCCTTTAAGAGGTGCGCGATACTTGCCATCTTGATTTAGCACAAACCTACTGTCAGGCGTTACCTTGCCCATTCTTTCGTAGATAGAACCTGCTCGGCTTTTGTTAAATACTTGAGCAATGGCTCTAAAGCCGCGTGAGTTAGCCTTTGATGGACTTGTCTTAAAACCAATGCGCGATCTAACCTCGGATGGGTTAAATGTAGGAAATCGCCCCTCGGACATTTGACGCGGTAGCCATCCACTTAGAACGCTTCCGCGATCTGGAACATAGCCTTTAGCCGATTGGCTGATTGGTCTAATTGCTGTTTTGATTTCTTTTTGAGTTTCTTTGGCTAGATCAGGCGTGAACTTGCGAAGGGCTTTTCTAAGCTCTACCGCGCCTTTTACTGTTGCTGGCATCGCTCACCTCTTTCGCTTCATCTCTAAGCCCTTGCACGAGTGCATCAAGCATAACCTTGTCTAGATCTAACAACTGCTGTGGCGCGATTCCCAACCTAATGCTTAGCCTAGCAATCAGGTAGGTGAATGGAAGATCGCGCTTTAAGCTAAAGGGTCTGAGTCTAATACCTCAACACTCTTAAGTGTCTCGATAAAGTCAATCCCGAAAGGCTTAACAGATTCACCTGCTCTGCGTGTTACTTCCCAAGCCAACCAATAGACGTCCGACTGACGTTCTTCATCTCTAAACGCCTTATGGAAGCCCTTTTTAGCGTACTGCTCAAACGAATACTCCACGGCTGGAGTTATTTCGCCTTCTAGTACGCTTCCATCTGTACGAACTATCTTTAGTTTTGCCATGGTTTGCCCCTTTGTTTAGTTTCTTAGAATGTACCTGTTGTGGCTACTGCAACTGTTGAGTTAGCAGTAAATGTGATCGATTGTACCCCGATGTCAGCGACTGCGCCGTTAATGTCGGTAGTATTGTTAATCAACAGAGAAACAGTATAGAGAGGATTGGTTGCTGAAACCGCTGTTCCCTTTGTTTGTAGGAATACTGCTGTGACAGTTGTTCCCCATGCAGCTTGAAGTGTCTGCAATACGCTACCTGTTGCTGTGTCATTTAGGAAGTCGATTGTTACAGTTGAGCTTTCCAATCCCTTCACAAATTTATGTGAAAGATCCCCCATTGAACTTACCTCAAGTTCGTCAAACACACGATTGATAACTACGCTTGTTACGTGGTCTGAAAGATCAACAGAGTTAATCTTCACGCCCACATTGTTATTTAGAAATATAGCCATGAGATTTATTCCTCGTCTTTCTTGGTAGGTGCTGGCTTTGGTGCTTCTGGCTTAACCTGTCCGATCTTGATCAGAAAGGCTTCGTTCTCTTTATCCCAATCGGACATGATTAACTCCAACTTGTTAAAATAGATACGGACATCTCGCAGCTGAGCAGTTCCCCGCTTGCAACATTGAGAATACTTGGTGCGCTTATTGCGCTTACATTATAGACGAGAGATGATGCTGCGAGCTTAGCAAACACGCTACAAACAGTATCTTCTATGCCGTTTAGGTTGCCTTCATTGTCAAACAAAGGAACAGTCATAATAATCTTAAAGTTAGCCATTGGGCTGATAGTGATGTGCTGATTATTGCTAGGTGTCAGATATGGATCGTCCGGAGACACAATCACAGAGTTAGCAAGGACTGTTGCGGGTGGAAAGGCAAAAGTTTGCCACTTGGCATTATCTACTAGAGCAGTTGCTAAAGTGGTTCTAAGAGTAGTGATGGCAACAGGCATCAGCCCACCATCGAACGCGGATCAAGTGCGTGAGCGATCAATCCTCGCACCTTAGCGAGAAGCTGTGCGCTCATTCGGTAAGGGCTTGGCTGGAAATCGACAGCGTTACTGCCTGAAAGGGTGGCTGTACGCGCTTGCCAGATTTCAACAGATATCATCAAAGCTGCTTGCTGAATTGCTTTATCTTCTGCCCAGTCCACATAAGTAGAAGCTGTGACAGTAGCAAAAGGATTAAAAGGATGGTAAGGCGTATCTGTTACATGGTTTGTTGTAATTGTAAATGTGCGACCGCTTACGCCTGTGATGGTCTTGTTGCCATTAAAGTGTGATCCAGCGTTTGTGATTACTACGCTCTGACCTACATAGTAAGTCTGTTCAACACTCTGATCAAAATACATTGTGCCGACTGTGCCAACATTTGAGTGTGCAATAGAAAAATTAGTGTTAGCCCAAAGCATAGGCAGAAGTACGACATCTGCGGCATCTGCCACCTCTTGAAGGGTCGCGTCTGGATACAATGTGCCAACGCCTAAAGTGCTGCGAAGCTCTGCAACTGTTGTAAGTGCCATTTGTATCCTTTCTAAAGACTCTAGGGAGTCAGAGGGCTACTGACCCCCTAGAGCGACTTAGTTTGTTATTACTGCTTGTTGTTCTTGAATGCGCCAGCAGCAACCTTAGTTGCGATTGCGCCGAAGCCGTAATAACCGATTGTGACCTGACCTGCTGCTGTTGATTCAGCGCGTAGGCGGTATGTAGGTGACTCGTACCATGTGTATGCATCTGGGTTCACGATAAGGATTGTTCCATCGCCATCGCCAGCGTTTGTTGGATCAACATATAGGTTGAGTCCTGCAACGTTACCTGTCAATGATGTTGGTGCAACTGCTCCACCTGCGTTCATTGGCTGTGATGCTGTGTAAATTGGGCGTCCTGCATCGTTTAGAGACATGATGTTTGACCATTGTCCTGTTGATACGACCATATTGCGAGCAAATGGGTTTGCAAGTCCTGCTGTTGCTGCATAGACGGATGCTGATCCACGAGCTACAACACCTAGCAACTCTGCTGCTGTTGGGTATGTAACTGTGGTTGTTGCATCTAGTGATGCACCTGAGATCAACGCTGCATTAACTGCTGCGTTTGTTGTCTTTGCGTAAGCTGCTGCCATGTTGCGTACTAGCTCATCAAAGAATGCTGGAGATGTACGATCTAGAAGTTCAACAGAGAATGTCTGCTGTCCTGCGTACTTCTTAACTGATACTGACAGGAACGCTGAGTTCTGATCTGTGTCTGTGAATGCTGCATCTTCTGCAACTTCGCCAACTGCTGGCATAACTGTGATCTTTGGGATCTCAAATGTCATACCTGCATCTGGCAATGTACCACGAGAGATAGCATCGATTGATGGGCGGATTGTTGTACCCAATGGGTTGATGATTTCAGATAGTTGGCGTGTTGGTACTAGACCAGCGTTATCTGTTGTGTTGTCTGCTGCTAGTAGGTACTGACGAGCTGACTCATCACCTAGAGCTGCACGGATTGTGTTTTCAGCATACTTAGCCGCTGTGATTTCAATGCGTGGCTTTGTGTAATATGCTGCTGATACAGTTGGGCGAGCAGCTTCGACCGCTGGTGCTTCAACTGGTGTTGCTTCGACTGCTGAAGTGGTTTCTTCCACGATGGCTGTCTCGCTTTCTGTTGGTTGGGTTGTTTCTTCCACAGCAGATTCTTCTGCTGCAATATCGGTGACTTGAGCCGACTTAAATGCTGGCTCTGTTACCAAACTTACTTCGACCAAGCGTGCAGCGGATACATAAGTTACGCCGTCCTTGATCTTTGATTTTAGGACTTCTGCCCCGATTGACAAACCTGATTGCAATCCTTCTTCTGCAAGGATTAGAGCTTCTGTGCCGCGCTGAGAGCGACTGATAGAAAATACAGCGTCAATAGAATTTTCTGACTCGCTAAATGAGACCATGCGACCCAAAGGTTTTTTAGAATCGTGCTGACTTAGAAGTTTGACACTCTTAGGATCTTCGATTGCAATAGATCCAGAGGCAAAAATAACCTTGCCCATGTTTGTTGATCCAGCCTCAACATTAAGAGGCACAATCTTGCCTGATACTGTGCGGCTTGCTGAGTCTGCTGTGAGATCAGCTGAGAAAGTAATTACTTGATTCATACTAGACCATTATTTCCGTTAGGTGTTAGATCAGTCATTTCCATCGCTTGCTCTGGGGTAATCAGGTTAAGCGTTAGCAGTTTTTCAATGACTGCCAATTCTTGAAGTGGATCAGTACGCAAGAAGTTCTTATCGATATCGAACTTCACTACATTGCCACGGGCTGTGATGTCATCCATTGATAGGCGATCTTCAATCGCTGTAATGAATGGCTGTAAAGATAGTGTTAGAAATTGCTTGCGCTCATCTTGCACATTTGCATAAGTCATAGAGTTATTCTGATCTGCTGATACATAGTAAGCAGGTACATTGCATAGACGAGCAATCTCTGTTGCAAGATTGAAAATTGCTTCTCCGTACATCATGTCTTTAGGTGAGAATGAGACTGGGTTATATTCCAAAGTAGATGTCAAGTATGCAGTAGAGCGATTGTTGCGAGCAGTACGCCATGCAGCAAGAAGTCCTGAAACTTCTTTAGGATCTAGGTCTGCACCTGTGTTCTTGATGTAACCAGTTGCCATTGGAGTTGCTGCTGCAATCGCTGCTGCTTTTTGTACATCGATGGCTGCGCGAATTGTTGAAGCACCTGTATTTAAGATGCCATCACTTAGTGATTGGAATGTGACGAGAGATCCAAGTCCGTCCATTGGTAATGTTGTGCCATCAACTGCATAAGAGCGAACGAATGTGTTAGTGCTATCAAGAGTAATTGTTACTCGATTGTTAGCAATCCACTCAAAACGAGATGGGCGTCCATCTTCTTGATAAACTTCTACAACTTTCCAGAAGGCTTGACCATAAAGAAGTAATGAGTCCACAGTCCATGCAATCGTTACTGATCGTGGCTGTGAGTAAGAAGGTTGCTCTAACCATGCAGGTGAGCCAAGTTCTTCATTAGTAGATTTCTTATAAAGCTCTAAAGGAATTGCTCCGATTGTGCCAGCGAGTAAATTGCGGCAACGCATAAGAGCTGGGACTGACATAGCCTCTGTTCTGCCGATGTAGGCAGTCTGGAATGGCATTGCATAAGGTGAATACTCACCAAGCACCTGAGGTGCTGACTGAGCTTCTAGTAAAGGCTTAGACTCTAGACCAAAGGCTTGCAATATTTTACCCATAGACATAAATGGTAGCACTTGTCAAGCAATTAGACAATGTGGTAGGGCGTGTCTAAGTATAAATCTGTGGCTTAGGTTGAGGAATCATTAACTTGCTTACGACCATTGCCAAACCAATAGGTGCTGAGATGTCACCTGCTGACTTTCGCTTGATGATGCGCCACGCGCTGTCATTAACCTTAGCCGCGCAATTATTCATCTGCTGGATCAATTCTTCTTGCCCATTATGGACTACGCGATGATTGACCAAACCTTCAAGTAGGTCTCCACAGGCTTTGTAGAACTGCTGACCTGAGACATCTTCTACGATTACGCCAGAGTTAGCCAAACGATCTGCAATAGTCTGGGTTGCGTACTTGTCAAAGCAAACAAGGCGTGGCTTATAGATGTCACACCATGCCTTTATACTTGCTGCCATCTTTAGTTCATCGATAGCAACCTGAGAGCTATAAGTCTCCAGAATTCCGATGCCAATCCGCCCATCTGGGAGAAGTTGTCCTGCGACCAATGATCCGTTCCGCCGTGACGGACTGACATCGAAACCAAATACAGTATAAGCCCCAACAGCCATTTCCAAGGTGCTATCGGATGTGTCCTCTAGTACACCATGCGGCCAAGGGCTACTTAATGAGTCGATCCATTGACAAAGAGTCTCAGTACGCGTGTTTTCAATCGGCGAAGTAGCAATCGCTTCTTCAATCGCTTCCTCTGTGATGGTGTATCCCAAAGAGGGGTTAGCCAAAGCCCATGCATCGCGGTCGGTTATCTTGCAATATTGAGGGGCTGAGTATTCGTAGAAGCCAAAGGACTTTGGCGGGTAGTCGATGGCTCGCTCTCTAAGGTCGTTAAGAACAGTTGAGAACGCATCTCCAGCATTAGAGGTAAGAAGCGTTTGACTATTTGGGTGAGCTCTAGTAGTTGGAGTTGCTGCTCTAAATCCATCTTCTGTGATCTCTCGGACTTCATCGATGTAAAGTAGCCCGTTGACACTTCGTCCACGAGATCCATCTCTAGTAGCTGCAACGACATCAAGGCGCGCTCCAGAGAGCATTTCAATAGACTCCGTGCCATTAGCGTGTCTGATTTGTTTGACGAATCCTTTAAGGTGGTCATTGGTCTCCAATAGGTGAGTTACTTGTCTGAATGTGTCTAGTGCCATGCTTCTGTTAGAGGACATGATAAGCACATTGGTATTCCACTTAATCAGGTGCGCCAGTATCAACATACGCGCTAAGTGGGTTTTGCCATTCTGCCGTGCTACCAAAATCAGGTTTGTCTTACGAATCCACATGCCCTTTTTGTCCACAGTTAGCATGTCTTTAAGCACGAATTCCTGCCATGGCATTAAGGGCATCTTAACTATCTCGCATAGATCTTTTACATCTTGCAGCTTGTTTTCGCCCTTTAAGAGTGGACTGTGAAGCCGTGGCTTGGTTGCCCCTCGTAGGGCTTTGGACTTTCTGGGCTTAGTTGTCATTGACTTGGACTAGGTCGGGTCTTAAAAGGACTGTCCAGCATCGGTTCGGACTGTGTCGGGGAGATATTGCTTGAAAAGACAGGGGGGCTTCTTT